GTGAAACCGATGCAGGCCAACGGCCTGAATTCCGACGCCAGCAAAAGCGACCGCGAAAAACTGAACCGCATGTTGGAAGAGATGTTTGAAGAAGCGGATCAGTGGCTGGTCACTGATATTTGACGGGAACATACTGCCTTCGCAGGGGAAAGCCCTCACTCAGCGAGAACCCTGCATTGCCAAACGGGCGGTTAACCGCCCGTCCCTATCAGCCCCGTGATGCGCGGCGTAATGGCTGCATCACACGCCGCGCCGGGGAGTTAATCCGATTAAACCTTGAGTTCGCTTACCGGTTCCGCCTGGGCAGTACCCGGCGGCAGTTCTTCGGTTATTTCGCGTTCCGGCATGGCAAGACGCAGATCGATCCAGCGGCCCTCCGGAATATCCATCGGTTCACCGGCCACGATCGCCGCGGTATCGACGTCAAAGCGGCGTTTGCTGACCTTCAGCGTAATTGCCCCATCGCTGTCGATGGCGGTTTCTACAAAGCACAGACGGTTGCCATTGACGTCCTGGGGCACTTCGATGGTCCAGCCTTCCACCGATAACCCCAGCGAACCGGTAATCTGGTAAACGCCAGTGGACATTCGTTTCGCCGAGACCCCTGCGGCTTCGCCGTTAACGGCTGCGTAGCCAGCCAGGGTAAAACCGCCGTCCAGGTAACCAGGCTGCATTTTCTCCGGCGCATTGGACAACCTGGCGATAGGCGAGGCCTTTTTGATAAAGCCGTTGCTGTCGACCGTAGTGTTAGCCTCCGACCACATCCAGACCCACGGCGAAAACACGGTACCATTCCAACTGCGCACGGCGATTTTGCCAACCTGAGTCGCGCTGACACCATAACCGTAGCAGGTTTGCACCGTTCTGAAACTGTCATCCGCTCCCGTCTGCGTAACTGCCCATGAGCGCGTATCAAGGAAATAGGTGCCGGTATCCTTGAAAGGGTTACCAACGGGATCGGTGGCGACATAGCCGCGTCGACTTTGCATTTGCGCGTTGAAATCGCCTTTTGTCGCCGCAGTGACGCCTTTACTCAATCCCCAATCTTTGATGTTGCCAATATCCGCAACCATTGGCTGGTCTGAAGTGCTAAATAACCGAGACCAGGTGATAGATGAAGGTGAAGCAGTGCCTGAACTGCCTACCCATGCCTGTCGCGAAGCCGACGCAGCAAAATACGAGCACGACGGGCCACCATCCACCGGCAGCGTTAATACGCCCCCGGAAACGTTACCTGGTCGATTGACCGTCGCGCTGGTGTAACGCTGGATCGCAGATTTATTCTCTTTCGCAAATACGTCGGCAGTATGGATAGGACCAGAGCCAAAACCGGCAAGCGAGGGTTGAGCAACAGATGCATAGTCAGGTAACGCTAGCGTTTGCGGAAAGGATACGCCCGTACGCATATCAATTTTCATTACCCCGACCGGATCCGCCGATTGTTTTTCTGCTTTATGCTCCCAGCGCAATCCCGCTGCATTGGCGTAGGTAATTTGTTCAACCCGATACCAACAGTTGATGGTAAAGGCGTTCACTTTCACATAAATATCGTAATTGTCACGACTAGACTCGATAACCTGAATATCAGAAATCATGGTCCCAGTATCGTTGATAAAATTCCCGCCAATGCGATTGACCTTATTTGTCGTATCGCTGGCGACAAGATTACCCGTTCTTAACATTAACCGCGATATACCGGCGTTATACGTAAAACCGTTAAAACCGCTTGAACCATAAAAATCAATCGCAATACCCACGCCATTTTGACCGGCGTTTTTAAATCGCCCAAGCAGGAACCATGCTGCAGCATTAGTATTATTTTCCGGGAATTTGAATCGCACATTATCGAAAGCAGTCGCGACCTGAGCTGCACTCTTTGCCGCATTCTGCTCACTGGCTTTCGCCGCTGCGGCAGATGCCGAAGACTTGCCGGCAGAAGCTGCAGCATCCGCACGGAGACGATCGACGGTTTGAACAATCTCCGGTGTGATGTCATTTTCCCCCGGCCGACGCAAGAAATCATTGAGCGTCCCAGGCAAAGAGTCGTTATAGACCTCGATGCTGCCCACTCGCTCCGGCTGGGAGCCGTAGACCGAAATAATGACGTCATAACCCCCTGGTTCCACAGACAGGGAATATTTACCAGCGTCATCAGTCACAGACTGAGATTTTGCCAAGCCCAATACCGTTGACGATGTTTTTACTGCGCGCATCGAAATAGTTACACCAGAACGGGGATCGCCATATGGCCCCTTTAATACACCGCTGATTAATGTCATTGTAATTTCTCCATTAGTTCTTTGATTAACTCATCTTGCCGGTCAATTCTATCCAGTGCCTGATTAAGTGCTGCCACTGCCACATAACCCAACGTTGAATAATCGACAGACTTTACTCTCTCAACAGTTTCACCATTCTGTAACTGCAAAGCCCCCCCCTCAGCAACCACCTGAGGTAATTTCCTTTCTATTTCCTGAGCAATACCACCGATGAATGGTTTGCCATCGCGTTTTCCAGTGTAAAGTTTTAGGCCACGAATTAATTCCAGGGGATTTTCAACTTCTTCGACTTCAGTTTTAATTCGCCGGTCTGAACCGGTAACCCAGTTGCCGGTGAGGTTGTTAAAGTCTCCATTGTTCTGTAAGCGAACCTCATGCCACGAACCGCGAAAATCACGGTATGATAAAAACATGTAATCCGTCACATTGATCTCCTGACGGACGGACATTATTGCTACCTTTTCCGTATTCTGTGCAGTCAAACGACAAAATACCCCACCCCCATCAACGGTACCTGATCCAGAAGTATATTTCCGAGAAATGCTGATAGCAGGATTTACGTTGTCATTATCCGCCCCCTCGATCTTTATCCCCTTTGGCGACCAAATAGTGTCATCAAAGGTGGTCGACTTTCTGAAGCGAGAAAAACCACTAACATCAAGGTTAGCCGCTGGCCCCATAACTAAAGATCCCAACAGCGACAACGGGCTCTTAACTTCCTGCGCTGTAGAGACTTTTTTATCTATTTTATTACTTAGCGAAGCGGTAAAACTATTCCAGGATGGCCCCGTAAAGGTACTGCCGTCTGGTAATTTAACGGCAATGTTTTCGTTACCACTAAATACCTGCTGCCAATTGTCTTTATCGAAGTTGAGGCCGCGCAGCGCCTTGGCGGTCTCGGCCGCCAGTTGGGCAGTGATGGCATTCATTGCATCTCGCGGGACGGCATGCCATGCGGCGCCGGCCTGCGTCGGGCCGTCATAGGCCTTAATCAGCGTCGCCTGCGTGGCGCTATCCACTGTTTTCACCGGCAGCGTATAGGTGACACCGCCGACGATACTCACCATCATATCGCCGGGTTTTAGCTCGGTGTTAAACGCCGTACCGCTGCCTTTTACTATTACGGAGTTGTTTGTTAGGGTAAGAGTGCCTGCTGGCATTGGTATTCTCCTAATTTAAATCAATTAAACCCTCGCCAAGGAAACGAAGATTATTCCAAGCGAAATGCCGTATATTGCGGAGTAGTAAAAACATTCACCAAGAAAGATGTTTTTTGATTCGAACCTTGGTTTAATTCCCCGGCAGCCAAGTGCCAAAAAACAGACTCTCCTCTTCCCGCAGAAATGTCGACATAGACGACCGAGACAGAAGGCTGATTATACCCTGAGCTTATTATCGTCTCGGGCAAATATCCGCCGTCCGTTCTGTTTTGACGCACGCCACCATAACCATGCGCGCCGTTATTTCCTCTTCTGGTTATCTGAATCTGCCCAAAAACGCGAACCGGGATGACATTATTACCGCCAAAGCGCAATACTCTGCTTGCATTGGTATGTACCCCCGTCCAGGTGAGCATGGAACCATCCATAATCGCGCCTTCGATATTAGCGGCGGATAGCTTGCCCTCAATAGAACAGTTTTCAAGGATCCGGCAGTTACCGATAACACCGTTTTTAAACTCACCGGTGTTTGCATATATCGTCCCGCGAGCGGTAATGTTGTTGAACTCGGCCCCGCCATCTTTATTTATCGCCCAGCCGCGCTGGCCACTTATCCAATTTGATGACTGAATATGCTGCGCGATCTTGGCGCTATCAATGGTGCCATTACGAATAAACGCATCGCTGATAAACACCTGACCATCAACGACGGCAAACGGCGAATATTGTGTGCCGCCGCTTCCACTCATCAACACGAACTGGTTGGCGTTAAACCCGACGCGGGTCGTGACCGGCCTGCCGGCCTCCGCCACTACCGCGATCGACATGCCGGCATTGTAGAAGACGCCGTTCACCCGCACGCCCGCTTTCAACGTATGAATGGCCGTGGCGCCGTCGGCGTCCACCGTGGCGGTCAGCTTGTCCTCCAGCACTGCGCTGACGTCGTCAATCTGCGCCTGCACCTGGGTTTTCATCTCCGCCAGCCCGCGATCGACTTCCGCAACCGTGGTTTTCACCACCAGGATATCGGCGCGCACCGAGCCAAACTGTTCCCACTGGTGTTCCACCGTCGCGTTATTGGCCAGCGCATTCTGCAGGATGCCTTCGATATTGGTATCGATATCGCCGACCAGGCGTTCACCGTCTTTCGAGGTTAGAAGGTCGTCGCCGATGTTCTCCAGATAATCGCCGGCATCGGCGTTCGATTGCCCGTCGATCCAGCCGGTCCAGTCGCCCTGATTGCCGGTGCGATCCTGCAGCCGCGCGCGGAACCAAAACGCCTGGCCCGCCTTCAGCCCGGCCATGCTGTGCGTGTGCAGCGGGTACGGGATATCGGCCAACAACAGCGCGCTTTGGCCCGCTGCGTTATCCGCGTACTGAATCTCGGTTTTCAGCGTATCCTCGGCGCCGGCTGGGAATGCCCAGTCGAGCTGAATCCCCCACAGCAGCGGAGTGGCCTTGAACCCGACCGGCACCGGCGGCTTGCCTTCTTTGCCCTTCAGGTAGGTTTCCATCGATGTCGCCCAGACAGACGAAACGTCGCTGGCGTTGATGGCCCGCACGCGCACCAGGTAGCGGCCGGCGTAAATTCCCGGCACTTCAAAACCGAGCGCAGAGGTACGAGGTACCGATACCCAGTTGCCGTTATCCTTGCGCCACTCGGCCTCATAGGCGATGGCATTTTCCACCGCCCCCCAGGCGGCACGCAGGGTGGTGATGGCAATGCCTTGGTTCACGGAGAAATAGCTGTCTATGGTGATATTTTTCGGCGGTGCCTGCACGCCGGGCGGAATGATTGAAATCGGCCGATCGTCAATGCGCGCGCCGGTGTCGATACGGGCGTATTTGTTCGGGTCATGTTCCGCCGCATTGACCGTAAAGGTGTTGTCATCGTTATCGGCGATGCCCACTACCCGATAGAGCTGCACGGCCAGATCGTCTGCGTCAATCGACCAGGCGGACTCGGGCGCCGGTATTTCGCCGTAGGCGGTGGTGACGGTCACGATGCGATCATTCACCGCTTGCACAGTACGCGCCTGCGCTTTGCCGGATGGCAGGTTAACAATCAGGCGGTCGCCGACTTTGGCGCCCGGTTTCCTGTCCAGCGCCAGCTTGCGGCCGTCCACGCTGCTGATGCGCCCGCCGATAACCCGGCCGGCCAGCATCTGATCGGCCACGCCGACGATATGCCCCGGCATGGGGATCATCCCGTCCAAGCCGACAGAGAAGGTTACCGTTCGATCTTTGCTGTTGGTCAGCAATGCCCAGCGGCCACGGCGGTTCGCTTCGCTCGGCGTAGTGCAGCCGATGGCCGTCAATTCCGTCTGATTCACGTCATACCGGCGCACCAGGTCGCTGTCGAAAACGGCTTCTATCGCATCCGCATAGTGGTTAGTCGGATCGGACCAGCTGACCATCGCAGTGCTGTAGCGGGTGCGCTCGCTGGCGGACGAATAGGTAAATTTGCCGTCGATGACGTTGGCGCGGGTATAGGTGAAATCCATATCGCGCGGCATATCCGCCAGGGCGACCATTTGGTTTTGCCCCCAATAGGTCATACCGCGGAAGATACCGGCCAAATCACTCAACACCGTCCAGGCGTCCTCCCGGGACTGGATGTAAACGTTACAGGTAAAGCGCGGCTCCATGCCATCGCCACCGCGCCCGTCCGGTACCAGCTGATCGCAATACTGCGCAATGCGGTACAGTTCGGACTCGGAGACCTGGGAAGCATCGATGCGATCGCCAAGGCCAAAGCGCTCGGCCAAAATAATGTCGTAAAACACCCACGCCGGGTTATCGCTGTAGGCCCATTTAAAGCCACCGCTCCAGATGCCGCTATAGCTGCGCGTTTCCGGGTCGTAGTTGTCCGGTACGCGGATCAGGCGGCCGCGCGGTTTGCAGCTGATCTTCGGAATATTCGGGAACTGTTTGGAATCGAACTCGACATACAGCAGAGCCGTATTCGGGTAACGCAGCTTGGCGTCGATGATTTCGGTCAGCGCCTCGATGTTCATGCGGTCGGCGATCCGGGCGCTGTTGGCGTTGGGCGTCAGGCGGCGCACCCGCACTTGCCACCCGGTTGTCGCTTTCGGCAGATTGATGCGGTGCGAACGCTCATACAGCGAGGTGGTCTTATCGTCTATCGCCGCCGTTAACACTTCCTGATAGCTGCCGCCGTCGGCAGCAATATCGATCGCGTACTCAATGCGGTAACCGTTGATATCGCCGTTATCAGCTTGAGACTGAAGCATAGGCCAGCCCAGACGCAGGCGCACGGCAGAGAGTTGCAGGTTCGACAGGGAACGCACCCAGGGCACACCGCTCTTCAGTTCGGTGCTGACCGTTATCTCGTTTTCAACGGCGGGGATGCCCTGGATATACTCCTGCACCTGCGTGCCTGGACGGAACTCCCAGCGAAAACCGGGAAAGTTTTCCGTTCCGTCACTGCTTAATACCGGCGTGCCATCAACAAAAATGTTTGTGCCATCCAGCCCGCCGGCAAACTCCCCTTCACCCAATGCAAACAGCATCTTCGCTCTGGCGATCGACTGAATGCTGTCCGGTGATTCTACCGGCGAGTGACCGCCACCGCTGCCGCCTTTTCGCCCACGGATAATTTTCTGTGCCATATTTCGCCCATAAAAAAAGCCGCTATTGCGGCTGTTTGTTCAAACGGATGATGTTATTGCTGGTCTTCGGTATAAATACCCGCGGAGATAATCGCGCCGCCGATTTCGCGCGTACCGTAAAGCACGCCGACGGGGTTGCCCTGCGCCGTGGTGTTGACCGGGCCGCCAAAGGCATAACTCGGTTTATTTTCCGCGCCTTGTCGCATACGCAGGCCACCCGCTTGTGGGGACAGCATCTGGACGACGCCGCCGAGTGCCATTGAGGCACCTGCGACACCAATACCTTGGGCAATTGCTGCCGACATCCCTAAAAGTGCAGGGTTCCATATGGACAAAGCCACTAATGCAGCACCAAGAATTGTTTGAAACAACCCAGCTCGCTTACTTCCAATCACAACAGGAACCAAATGAATGTCTTCTGTTCCTTTGGTCAGCTCCAATTCGTCCTGCCCTACATTGCGTTGACCGACAAAAATAGAAAATGTCAGTCCGCGTTTATGTGCCTCTAACATATAACGTTCAAAACCAGGTAATAAGTTCTTCATTGCATCAATGGCTTTGGGTACCGTCATAGCCCGATACTTGAATTCTCTCCCAAAAGCTTTAATCAGCGGTCCGTGAAATCTTACCGTTCTGAGCGGAATTTCAATTAACTTCATGTAATTAACCTCATAAAAAAAGCCATCAACTGATGGCTTTGATTACTATGTTTGTTTTTACAAACATGATTCAATATCTGCGACTACTTCATCATTTCTATACGTTAGCATTCCGAACATTGGTCTCGAACCTTCACCACGATATATAACCTTGCTACCTGATGTATCGGGTAGAATGTCAATATAGTCACCACCATTAATTAGAACCAAAGAAACACCACCTTCCCTAGCTGGCTTTTCTGTTGTTTCAATGCGCATACCATTAAATGTTCTCATGTCTGATTTTTCAGCTATGCAAACGGATAAACTCTTCACATCCTTTTTAGATGTAAACTCATCAGTAACCTTTTTTGTGAGTTCTGGATTTGCGCAACCAGCCAGCGCTACTAAAGTGATAGATAAGAGCAGTTTTTTCATCAGTATTCCCTCTGTGATTTTTTACATCTTAACAGAGAATTACATCATCTTTCTATGACAATATACCACCACCATTCATGCTCTGTGGCTAGCATAATGCGACTACCGCCTAAGCGTACTGAACACAGAGACATGGCAAGCAATCTTTCCTCACAAAACACTCGGTGGCTGCTCCGCGGTATCGAACTGTAACGTTAAAAACCAAGTAATAATTTCCATAGCCCCAATAAATTTATGAACTGTCATAAATCGGCATTTAATCTCCTAACCACCAAACTTAATCATTGCATCATGAAATTGGATCATTCTAAAACCAACCTCAATAAAAATACAATATTACTCAATGCAAATGACCTTGCCGAAGCAGGTTATTTGCACTGAGTGATAGCCCGCTCATAGAAATCAATTTCTTTACTTCTATACAAGCGATAATTGCTACCTTCACTATTACTGACAACATCAAGGATGAATACAGGGCCACGCCAAGGATCATTAAACTGTAGCGAATGGCCATCAGGCAGTGGCTGAGTTATCATCGGTTGCAAATATGAGTGTTTATTCCACTCAGTAATAACGCAATAGACAAACACCTGCTCTGATTTTTTCGAACTTCCCATGGAAACTGGAGTGCTGCCTTTCAAACTGCTTACAGTATTACACCCAGAAATAAGCAGCGCTGCAATTAATAAAGCCTTCTTCATATCCCTTTTCCTTAAGTTGAAAAGTGGAATGATAGCATCACATCAGCGCTTTGTGCCGCAGCACCTTTACCGTCCGTTCTTTCCAATAACCGCCATAAGGCACCCGCTGGCTGAGCATGCCGTACATATGGTGCAGCAGCATGCCATCTGCCAGCAGAATGCCGGCGTGGTTGGCCACCGGCGCCGAAACCTGCATGATCACCATATCCCCCGGCAGCGGCGGGCCGTCGAACTCTCGGAAACCGCACGCATGCCAGTTATCCAGATAAAGATTTTCCTGCCGTTCCCACCACGGATAATCAACACGATAATCATGCAGTTCCAGGCCATGCTCCTGCCGGAAGTAACTCATGATCAGCCCCCAACAGTCGGTATGCCCCAGCACAAACTGGCGGCCCACCAGCGGCAGCTCGCCGCGCGGCAGGATAGTGCGCAAATCGCCCTCCGGCCAGCTGGCAATCGCCCAGGGCAGCTCCGTCGCGTCGCACTGCACTTTGTCCAGTTCGCTCGGCTGCGTGGTGGCATCCGGGTGGCTGTGCGCAATCATGGTGACGGTGCCCCACTCGGCGGCGGCCACGTAGTCCTCCGGCGCCAGATGAAACTGCTCGGTGGGGTTGTCCGCCAGATTGCGGCACGGGAAATAGCGCTCCACGCGGGACTTTTGCGCCACCACGCCGCAGCATTCGCGCGGATACTCGGCCCTGGCGTGCGCCATAATGGCCGCGATAGTCTTTTCTTTCATTCCCCCCTCCTACTGCCTGATTAACGCCGCGCCGGGAAAACCGCCGAACGGCAGCGGTTCATTTTCGCCAAAGCGTTTTTGACAATCACTCAGCAGGCCGCCGCAGCGATCTTTGCTCGGGTCATCCACCTGATTGCCTTTTTCGTCGAAGTAACGCACGCCGGCATAATCACAACCCTTACCGGTGCGATATCCGCCGCGTGAACACCAGGTGCACAGGCTATGAATTTGCCGGGTCGGGATACGCAATCCTCGTAGATCTGCCGGGCTGGAGAGTTCGAACTCTACCGCCTCGTCGCTTTCCGTCGCTTTCCTATCGATGTAAAAGACCTGCAACTTTTCTTGCACCGGGTCAGCGGTAGGGTTTCCCTCTGGAAAATTACGGGCGTCGAGAAAGTGCACCAAGGTGTCGTGGATCAAGACTTTGGCCTGTGCCATATCTTCAAACTGCAAACAGAGCGCAGTGATCAGCCCATTAATATTGGCGACCGTCAATTTCGGCGCACTGCTCTGGCTGTCGGAGGAAATTTCCAATCCTTCAATGTTAAACGGCCATGGGCCATACTCCTGGCCCTGCCACCACATTGACTTCGCCGGCAGCTTCGTCTCATCACCGCCGGCAGCGGACAACTCTTCCGGCGTATAGGGCAGCGTATCGCTATGAAAACGCAGAATATCCGCGCCAAACTTTGTGCCATCGACTTCGATAAGGCGAACGCGGTTGCCCGGTTCCAGCTTTTGCAGATCCGAATTCAGCATGATGCTCCCCGGTTAAACGTGAAAGGCCTCGGTAAAGGTGGCCGTCAGTGAGTAATTGTCCCCGCCCATGGCAACCGGCTTATAGCCTTCGCAACGGTACAGACCGGGGAGGTGGTTCGGTGGCGTCCATTGAAAAGATTTCACCCCCTGATGATTTTCCAGGAAGGCGATAATCGGCGTGATGAAGTCATACTTGCCGACGAAAGTCAGATCCCAGGAGCGAAGTATCGGGTTAATACCATCGCCGGATACCTGCGCATAACCGTCGCCAAACTGTGCCTTCCTGACGCGAAAGCGCGTATCGCCGGCGGCATTGACACGCGCCGGAAATTCAAAAGTTTGAATGGCCATTACATCCCCTTAATTGCTTTCCAAATCGGTTGGCCTGGCATCAGGTTGCGGTTGATCACCTTCTGGCTTTCCTGCGCGGCGATATTGCCCATCTGCTTGCCGAACTCTCCCCAACCCGCATCGGCCTGCGTGCTGACGTTGCCGCCGTTCTCAATCGTGATGTAGACATTCGGTGCCGCCACGGCCTGCTGGCTGCCGCCAATCGCCCTTACCCCCAGCGAACCGTCCGCACCACGCTTGAGCGGCATAATGGCTTCCGGCCCGGCTTCGCCCATCAAACCCGCGCCTCTGGCGAAGGCGAACAGGGTTGGGCTGCTGACAACCTGCCCGCTGTAAGCGCTCAGCGAAGCCGAGGCATAGACTCCGCCCCTGGCGTTGGGGACATAGCCTTGCCAGCCGGTCGGCATGCCCATCGCCCCGGAACCGGCGGCGCCTGCACCGGCGCTTGCCGCGCCGCCCAGCACGCCGCCGCCGATGTTCATAAACGTGGAGAGAATGGTTCTGGTCAACAGCGCCTGCATCGCTATATCGATCAACTGCTGAACCACGGACTGGGTAATGGAGGAGAACAGCCCAAGCATGTTCTGTTTAAAATTTTGCGTGCCGGTCAGCAAATCGAACATCATGCCGGAGGTTCGCTCACGCGTCATATCCACCAGCCCCAGCGCCATTTTGTGTACGCGGTTCTGGCCGCCGTACAGGCTCAGCGCCTGCTGATACTGGGCGTCCGTCGATTCCTGCGTCGCCGCCTGCATCAGCTGTTCGTAGCGTTGTTTATCCAGATAGCCCTGCTGATAATAGGCCTGATATTGCGCCTGCTGCTGTACCAGTTGATTTTTCAGGCGGGCGGCAGGATCCACATCGCCGGCGATGCTCAGGCGCGGCGCAGCGAGCGCGTCGGTTTCTGCCTTCAGCCGCTGGCGCGTCGTTTCTTGCCGCTGCATCTGGCTGGCGGTCTGGTATTCGCGTTCGGTCAGCAACCGCCCGTCATACAGCGCTTTCAGCTCCTTGCTGGCCTCCTGCTCCTTGCGCACCGCCGCCTGCCCTGGGGCGTACTGCTCGGCCAGCCGTTGGCGCTGCCGCTGATAGTTCTCGGCATTCAGCGCCATCGCGCGCTGCACCTCCGCCTGACTGGCGCCGGCGGCCTTGGCCGTTGATGCCAGCTTGGTTTGCGAACTCTGTTCGTCTCGGGTGATTTTGTCCAGGCTGCTCAGATGCGCCTGCTCGATCTCCTGGCGCAGTTGCCGATACTGTTCCAGAGACTGCTGCCGTTCTCGCTCACGATTATCTGTCCCTGCAATATCCAATGAATAAACAGATGGAGGATTATCCATCAATTGTGCCGGCGTAGTAGCAGGTGCTGGCAAGATATTGTCGGCAGGCTTATTAAAATATTTAGCCCCCCCTGTCAGAACAAGAAAATTAGCCTGATCAATATTTTTTAAACTAGTACGCGTATTTTGAATCCCTATATCTATTGACTCGAGATCCGCTTCTGCCCGCACCCGTATACCTTGCATTTTCTTTTGAATGCCAAATATGTCGCCAATCCGCCCCGCATTTTGGGATTGATCTATTCTCTTATTTGCATACTCCAACAAGTTCTGTTGTTTCTTTCGCTCATCAAGTTGCTCTTCAAGCTGCTCGCTGAGATCTAATTTTTTCAGAGCTAATTGTTTATTAGACAATTTTATAAGCTCTGGCGTAGTTTGAATCGCAGCATCTTTCAAACTTACTGCAGCCTGCTTGGCTAGCGTTGTCTGTTCATACAAATATGACATCGCCAATCCCGCCTGGATGGCAACGCCAACCGGGCCGCCAAGCGCACCCAGGGCCACGTTAGCGACGCGAGATGCGGCGCCGACGCCGGCCGTTGCCCGCGACGCCCCGCGCGCCGCCGCAGCCTGATCGCGCCAGGCCGCCGCGCTGTCGTTCAGGCCCGCGGCCAGTTTCAGCACTTCCTCCGTTCGGCTGCCGCCTTCGCCCGAGGTGCTGCTGGCCTGGCGAGCCGCTTCGTCCAGCTGCTTCATCTGCGCCGTCGCGGCGACGGTTACCGATGAAAGCTCGGTGAGCGCCTGCCCATACTGGCGCGAGGTGGCGGCAAGCCCCTGCAACGAAAGCTCGACGCCGGCCAGCCCCGCCAGTTTCCCCGCCAGGCCGCCAAGGGTGCCGCCGATGCGCTGGTACGCTTCGTCGGTCTTCTTGGCATCCTGCTGCGCCTGGCGGTTAAACTTGGCGGATTGTTCCCCGGCGGTACGGTAAGCCGCCGTCAGTTTGTTTTTAAAGTTGGTGTCATTCAGTTGCAACCCGACGACCAACAGTGCGGTATCAGCCATTTCCCAGCACTCGCATAACGTCAGCACACTGCATATCAATACTGCTTTGCGCGGGCTGACCGGATTGATGAACGGGGGCACGCTCCGCCGCATCGGCCGTCATGCCTTGCAGTTTGAAGTATGCCCGCCAGTGATTCAGGATTTGCGCCGGCATTGCGGCGATCTTGCGAGGATCCGACTCACCCCAGCGATCGGCCAGTTGGAACACCAACATCAGCCAGGGCGAGTCAGTCAGTTTTTTTCCGCTTCCTCCAGGCTGCCGACCGCGTGGCGCTTGACGGCGCCGATGGCTTCGACCAGCGTCGGGTTGTCGTGCGCCGCCAGCAGATCGTCCACGCTGGGCAAGGCGCTGGCCGGGATACGCTTGCCGTCCGGCGTCATCAGGCAAGACAGCAGCAGCTGAACGTTGAGCTTCGCGGCCTTGCTCATATCGCCGCTGTCGATGGCGGCCTTCATGCCGTCTTCGTTTTCCTGCAGTTCTGCAGCCTTCAGGCGGCGGATAAAGGCCTTGGCGCCAAAGATTTGCGTTTCGAACACGTGGTCGTCGGATTTCAGCAACGCCGCTTTCAGCGCTTTCAGATCGTATTTCTCAGTCATGGGTATACCTTGTTATTCAATAATGTCTGGTCTGTAAAAAAGCTGCCGCAGGCTGCTTGCCTGCGGCGCGGTGGTCAGTGCGTCACACCTTTGGCGTTACCGCTCCCCAGGTGTTGCGGTTCTGCTTGCCCTGCACGGTGATTTGAATGACTTCGCTCGCCGGAGCGGTGATTTCATTCATTTTCCAGCCGGACAGCGACAGAATGGAGGTGGAAGTGCGGCCATTCGGCAGCTCAACGTAGAACTGCACCGTTTCACGGTTGTCCGCCGCGTTCAGCAGCGCTGCAAAATCTGCGTTGGCTGGATCGTCGATAAAGCCGATGGATTTCTCCGCGCCTTCCGGCAGGTCGGAAATGAACTGCTTGGCGGTATCAAGCAGCGTGGTGCAGTCGACAAAACCGCCGGTCTGCCCCATTTCCCCTACCGCTTTACAGTTGGTCAGCGCCTTCATCGCCGTTGGCGCGGCCCCGACGGTGCCCCATTTGACGATAGTGCCGGCAGGCAGCATGGCGTATTCTGGCGAAGTTTTATCAGCCATAATTTTTCTCTCTCTTTTTTGATGATGAATGGTAGCGGTCGCTACCGGTTTTCGATGCCATAGCGGATGTTGGCCGCCAGGATGCGTAACACGTGGTTTTTGTGGTGATCCAGCGCAGGGCGGATAAACGGCGCGGCGGCTTGCGTCGCCGTGCCGTACTCCTGCGCCAGCGCTGTTTGGTAATGTTGCTTGCTGGGGCCGACGCGCAGCGTCACCCTGTTCCATCCGGCGAAGGCGGGCCGTATCGCGATGCCGGCGCTCAGCGGCAGGCCGCTTGCTGGCGCGCCTTGTTCGGCACTCTGCCGCATGGCGCCGAGCACCGGCGCCAACGCGGCGTGGCCGGCATGCGGCAGAATTTGATTGGCGACATCGCGCCGAATCGCTGCCAACCGGCGGGTCAGCTCCGCCATGCCGGAAACGTTAATCGCGATCACACCGCCACCTCGGAATGAGTGATGAGGTAGTCGCGCGCCATGCGGTATTGAACTCGCTTATCGGCCAGCGTCGTGGCGCCTTGCAAAATAGTGCTGCGCGTTACCGCCTGTACCGGCCAGCGCCCGATATGGCCATGCTGAACCCCTTCCCAGGCGCTCAGAACGGCCCTGTCCAGGGCGATTAATCGGGGGTAATCGTCGATCACATACAGCACGACTTGAAAACGGCTCTGCACCAGCGAGGTGTCGACCAGGCCGGCATTCAGCTTCAAGTCGCTGATTTTCTGGTAGGTCACACCTTCCAGCCCGGGATCCGGCAGCATCAGCGGGTAAACCGGCAGGCGGGTTAACCCCTCCAGCGAGGTGTGAAGTTCATCTTCAATCATGTGGGTAAAGCCTCCATAGTATTGGCGGGCGAAGAGTTCTGCAGACGCACCCGGTCTGCAGGCAGTGTTCAGGCTGCGGCTTCAGGGGCAGGATAAAAACAACGCGCGTTCCGCCGCGCGCCGGGCAGCCAGCCCATCGAGCCGCACACCGCCCGCATTCACCCACCTGCCGAACTCGGCGGCGGCCCCCTGTCGATCGCCGGCATTCAATTTGCGCAGCAGCGTCGAATCGCCTAAGGCGCGCAGGCCGAGGTTATAGGCAAAGCTCACCAGCGCATCGAACTGCCCCTGCGCGATCGGCACTTTCACCAACCGGCTCACGCCCTGTTCAAATTGAACAACGCCGCATAGCAACAGGCTGTCGGCCATAGCCGAGCTAATCCTCATGCCGGCGCTCACCTTCCGCCCCGCAACCGGCTGAGTCCAGCCATAGCCAATCGTCCATACGCCGACCGGATCCTGATACGCCTGCAGCCGCACACCTTCGAAACGCTTAATCAGCGCAATCCCTTCGTCACTTATTTTCATGGTTTCCCCCTGACGCTTTATTGAGAAATCGGCGTTCCAGCGCCTTGATCAGCGATGCCCCCGACCAGCCGGCCATGCCGCACACGCCGCCCATCACTTCGGATGGCCAGTCGTAATGCAGCGCGATCATCACCATGGTCAAACCGGCGAAGATGGATACGAACAGCTGCAAAAACAACGTTCTCCAGCTGAAGGCCTCGCCATTCAATACCTTGAAGGAATAGCCGGCGATCGCTCCCAGCAACGTCATGCCAAAAGCAAGCAGCATTGAAAGAATGTTTGGTTCATTTTTCCACGGCATAGTTATCACCGCCCCTAATATCGGTAATTCAATATTTCTTGCAGGAAAATTTCATTGCTTATTCCCGAAACGAAAAACCCCGCCGAAGCGGGGTTTATTAATAGTATAGCGGCGTAAGTAACTAACCAGTTTTATCAGACTACAACCTTTTTTGCGTACGCGTTAGCGTTTTATTATAAAAATTTAAAGAAGCACAAAAAAAAATAAAACCTCGCCGAGGCGAGGTTTCTTAACAGCGTAACTACCTAAGCAACTAACCAGTTTTATCAGACTACAGCCTTTTTTGCGTACGCGTTAGCGTTTTATTAGTGAAATTCAAAAAACAGAAAATAAAAAAACACATAAAAACCATACTTTTCAACCAATTAACTGAACAAGCAACTCACTACCCTTATCAGACTACAACCTTTTTCGCGTACGCGTTAGCATTTATTATAAAATAAAAAAAATGTTATCAGCACGGCTAAAAGTTTATTTAACAGCGTCATTTATTAATAACGTGAAATAGCAAGCCATCACCAAACGACAATACCAGCCGCTCCCAGGATTAATACTCAGGAGTCCATGCTCAGCTTTACGTCCAACATCGCCAGGCAACCGCCAATAAACCCCTCAGCAGTTTGCATCTCTTTACGTATCGTGCCGTCTGAGCACTTTCTCTTTAACGCTATCTTGCGCAGTGATATTCCATAAACATGATGCGCGATGAGCAAATCGAACTCTTCAGGTTTGTACTTCTTCAGCCTGCCGACGCAACCGTCGATCACCAAGCCATCGTCATCACAACATGAAAGTTCACCATTTGATTGATATGACAACAACCCTTTAAACCCGGCCGCGATAGGCGAATAGTCAATGCCACTGTGGTCTCTGGCCCATACTCCCCAGCGTTCCAAAATTTCGTTCATGTCTCTCATATTTTCATCTCCCGGCGTTCGCCAAATCGCCAATGGCTCCGTGTCGTCAACCTGAGTCGGTCGAGCAGTCCCTCTGCTTGTTGTGCACTGACGCGCGACATTTTCCAATCAGAGCGCGTCGAGGGAGACTCACACAAAACACTGTATAAATAAACAGTATTTAGTATACCCAAAGGTATTTTTTTATCAATACCGGAAAGCCATTTACCTGCCGGCAAATTTAGGTACGATGGCCTCATGAAAAATGAGCAGAAAATGCAATTGCAGGAGATGCGGCGAGAGCGCCTTGCCTTCCTGATCGATAACCTTGGCGTCGGGGGCCAAAAGCGCCTTGCCGAGGCGCTCGGCGTTGCCGCCGACTATGTTTCCCGGATGCTCTACCCGCCAGGCAAAAAAGGGAAAAAAGGCATCAGTGGCGACATGGCCAGAAGGGTTGAGCAATTCTTTGCCGTTCAAATTGGCTGGCTTGATGGCCTGGCACAAACCGAGAAACGCCGCGTGAGGCAAACGCCCACGCCGCGCGCGAAGATCCATGCCAAAATGCTGCCGCTGCTGACGTGGGCATTGCCCCTGTCCCATGAGCAAAAAATCAAAGGCGAAGCCCTTTGCTATCCCGCCATGGTGCAGTGCAGTTCTCAGGCTTATTGGTTGCCGGTAAGGGATGACACCATGAGCGGCTCTGCAAGCGCCAATTACCCAAAAGGCACCTTGATACTGGTAGAACCCGTCACTGCAGGAGTGACCGAATTAGTGTCCGGCGATAAAGCTGTCGCAAAACGATACGATAACGGCGAGCTCATCTTCAGAATGTATATCGAAGACCACGGGCAAAGGTGGCTTAAGGGGCTCATGCCCGGTGGCCCTATCTTGAATGCTGATGAGTGCGATATTTTAGGTCTGGTACTCGGCGCCTGGCTTCCCTGAGCGCGCCCAGCGTGACGACACAAAGCAAAAACCCCGCTAACCTTTCGGCTGGCGGGGTTTCAGTAACGCGAATAGCGTCGGTACTGCATGTTATGGTGCCGGCTACCGGAATCGAACTGGTGACCTACTGATTACAAGTCAGTTGCTCTACCTACTGAGCTAAGCCGGCTGAATTTGGCGGAAGGACAGAGATTCGAACTCTGGGAGCTGTTACA